GCTTTCCCTGTATCTTTCGACATTATTTAGCCTGTTGTTGATGACGGCCTTCTTATGGCACTCCTTGCAAGCACCAAGAAGGCCGTCAGCCATTTGCGGATGCTTGTAAAAATCAGCAGTCGTTTTCGTGACTAGGCATACGTTGCAGGTTTTTTCCACTGGAAGACCTCATCAGATATTTTGGCCTTCCCATCTTATCATAAACGTCAACAATACTATAAATGAACGGTATTTCCTCGTCCATGTCATCGAAAGCGCTTGCTTTCGGTTTCGTCCCGCCGCCTGTTGATGACGGCGCCTGCTGTCTTGCTGCCGCCGCCGGTGCCTCGCGCTGCCCTCCGTCGTCCTTTCCGCCAATCATCTTCATCTCGCTGCCGATAATTTCTGTCGTGTATCGGTCGCTGCCGTCCTTGTCCTGCCACTTGTTCGTGCGGATACGCCCCTCGACGTAAATCTTCTTTCCCTTCTGGAGATACTGCCCGCAGATTTCGGCCAGCTTTCCGAAGAACACGACACGGTGCCACTCGGTGTTCTCCTTGTATTCACCGGATGCCTTGTCCTTGTATTTCTCGGACGTGGCAAGCGTGACGTTGCAAATCTGATCGCCGCTTGTCAGATACCGGACCTCTGGATCTTTGCCGAGGTTGCCGATGAGGATTGCTTTGTTGACACTGCTCATTTTGTTGCCTTTCGTGGTTGTGTTTCGTTACGCCTGCGACGCCGCAGACTCGGACGCGCCAATCGCCTTTGCAACGCGCCGACTGATGCCGACAAGCTCATCGCGCTGAAGCTCGTCCTCGACAAGCCTGATCATGTCCAGCGCAACGTCCAGCGTGTCTTGGTCCTTACTCGACTCGATCATTGCTGCGACCTGGGCGTAGGTCATCGGCGCTGCGACTTCGCCGGTTTCCTTGTTGACCTGCGCTGCTGCTCGCTTCAGTTCAGCTACGCGCGCCTTGTACGCCTCGGCAGCAGTCGCGCGGTCTTCTTCATTGAGCTTGCCGGCCATCTCCTTCGCTTTGGCCAGCCCTTCCTTGCCGGTCGATTCAGCGATCTGCGCCAGCACAGATCCAAGCGCTGCCGGCTCCTGCTTCGACAGCAACTTAGCCTTGAGCGCCGACGTTCTTGATGCTGTCGGAACCTCGCCAACCACGTCAGCCGCTCCCATGTCGCGCTCGCTCATGTCTTGCGCTTCCTCGGCCACATGCACGCCACGAAGAACGTCCGGGAACACGTCGCGCATGGCGAAGGCGCGAGCCCGCATCTGCAGCATTCGCTTGGGGTACTGCGCCCACGGACCCTGCTTGCCAGAAAGGCCGGCCTGCTTGGCGTCCTGCATCGAGAATTCGCGCACCACTTCCTGTTCCCCGCGGCGCTTGATCGTGCAGACGGCCTTCGTGTCCGTCACCTCTTCGTTGATCGCTTCGAGCAGGCCTGACGAGCGGACAAGCGCCAGCATGGCGTCACCCCAAATGCTCGGGCGGCCGTTGATCACCGCGATTGACTGCATTGACTGCAGAGGCTGCAGGCCGATTTCCATGCCCCATTGGATGGCGACGAGGATATTGCCTGGGTTGTTCTGGTAGTCCTTGGGGACAATCGAAGACTTCGACATCATGCCGGCGAACTCCATCGCCTCGGCGAGTGATGATGGCGTGAGAGAAAAACTCGGCTTTTGCAGTGCGAGAACGTTGCTCATTTTTTACTCCTAAGTGTTGTGAAACGTGCGGATACGTATTCCATTTCTTCAACTTCGTAAGCCTTCTTTTTGATCGCCTTGCGCACCATTGCGCGCTGTCCGTCGAGCTTCAAAACGGCGGCTTCGCCCATTGCTGCCAGCAAGTGATTTTTCGCGTGTTCTGCAACCGCCTCGTACTGATGCGCCTTCGCTGCGGCATCCTCTGCGACCTTCGCCCAATGCAGCAGAGCCTCATCAAGCTCGCTCGCAATGACCGTCTGGCCATTGGTGCCTGGATACATGCGGCGCAGCATCGGCAGCGTCGATGAGTGCTCAAAGTCTGGCTCTGGCGGCACCCCGGCAAGCACGTGGTTGTGCCAGAAGTCGCTTGCAGCGTCGATGATTAGCTCGTCCATTTCTGGATCTCGTTCCATCGGATAGATGCGCAGGTCGTCGCCACCGAAGTACGCCGCTACGTCGAACAGCGGATAATCCATCACCAGCATGTAGTGGTGCGGCTGCGGCAGGTAGTGCTCTGCGACTGCATCTTGCTGGCCGTCTTTGCCCCATAGGTAAGCCATGCGAGGCGACACGTTCTTGATTTCCAACCCCTTGCGTATGCCGACAAAATCACGGTCGATGTGGGCGATCAGGAATTCATGCTTCGGGTGGCGAAGCGTGCGATTGACCTTGCGCAGCTTGGCACCTTCGCGCTCGGCTACCATGACGGCGATTACCTGCTCCATTGCTCGGCCGGTGCGAGTCAGTCTAGTATCCGCTGTCGGCTCGATCTCACCGCGCTTCTGCAGGTACAGTTCAAGCTTGGTCGAGTACGGGTTGATGCCGAACAGTGTAGCGATGTCGCTTCCGCCAAGGCCAGATTGGCGGGACTTCAGGAAGTCGGCAAGGTCAACGGCGTTCATTTCGATTCACCAAGCATTATGTTTATGGCCTTCGCCGCTTCGCGCAAGACGCGATCATATTCATTGCGGTCGTTCTTTCTGTATGCTCCAAGCGCGTCTGCTATGTATCCAAACACGTCAACAATTGCTTCCTCTGTCGTGTCGTCGCTGTCGTCTTCTGGCGTGCGCGGGTCGTGCGGGCGGCCGGAGAATGGAGGCCATGTTTCTTCGTCTCCTGGGCCTGGTGTATAGGCCATCACAGCACTCCAAGCAAACATGCAACAATCACCAGAGCGGCAAGCGCACCAGCGGCGCAGTCGCCGATGACTTTCGCTCCTGCAGATGCCTGCTGGTTGCTCCATTCTCGCGCGCAACGGCGCCACGATTCTGCTTCATCGTGACGGCCTTCAGCGTCGCACTTTGCAGCAACATCTAGTAGTCCGTTCATTTCTTGCCCTCCTGATGGTTGATGGTTGCCGGTCTATCTCGGCTATTAACAGCCTATTTTCATGGCGCCAAGGCCAAATTCACCGGCTTCTGCGCGCGCTTTGGCCACCTTCACTTCAGCGTAAAAGCTTTCATTGATTTGTCCGGCAAGTTTGGTTATGTTGCGCGCCTTGTCCAAGTCAATATCTCCGTTTTTGACTCCGAGCATAATAGTTGCCAGAAAATCACGCAGTTCGCCCGTTGTTCTGATTTTGTTGTTTCCGCTCATTTGCAATTGTCCTTTCAAGTTTTTTTATAAAACTGCGAATTTCATCAATCTTGTCTTCTCTGTAGACCAAAGTTCTTACTCTATTCCAGCAACCAACGCACAACATTCCCCTTTTTGGTTCTGTAACGTAGTCTTTTTTGCTTTCCCTGTTCCACCCCCAAACATCGTTTCTGATTGTTACTCTTCTCGGAGTCCCGATCTTGCCGCAAACTTCGCAGACGTTAATCTCTGTGTATGGAATAAAAATTGAATACACTCTTTTGCTCAGTTTCCCGCTTTTTAGAACCCTAAGCTCATATTCATGAATGTAATTCATTTAGCACCCTTCGTTTGACTGGTTGCCCGTCTCTCCGGGCCGTCAGCGATCTTTCGTCACTCGCTTGCGCCAGCCGTTGCGGGCGCTGGTCCCCGATTCTGTTACCCGGCAGCCAAGAGGTTTCCCGCCTCGGTGCCAGCCCTTTCATGTGTCGCCGGAAAAACGGCCGGCGTTTCCGTTTGCTGCCGGGTTGCTAACTCGGGAGCCGCCTCCCTTCCCCTTATGTGCGGCCTGCGCTCGTCTGCAGGCGGTACAGCTCGTGAAAGGTGCGCATGAAGCGGCTTTCGAGTAATCGGCTCTTGCAGCAGGTCAGTTGCCATGCCGCTCTGACCTTGTGACCGGTCGGTGGATTTTGCTGACCGCCGGGCCGGTAGTCGGGTGATTCACTGCTGAACCGATGGATGTAATTTACTAGCAGGAAATCACAGTGTCAACAACTTTTTTGCTTGTTTTTCGCTTGACGAACGGATTTCCACATAGTAAATTGGCTGCATGGAAAAACTACTGCAATTCATCAACTCGCTGCCGCCTAACGACCGCCTTCTGTTCGCCGGTCGGTGCGGCACAAGTGAGAACTATCTACGCAAGGCGTGCAGCGTCGGCCAGGTTCTCGGGCCTGCGCTGTGCGTTTCGATTGAACGGGCGTCTGGCGGTCAAGTGAGCCGCGCCGATCTGCGCAGCGACTGGAAACTGATCTGGCCAGAGTTGGACACGTCAGTATGAGCGCCAACCACAGCAAAAAAGAAATTCCAACCGTCGTTGCTCTGGTGATCGTTATCATCCTGCTTTCGCTTTCATGGGCAATTTAATGACCTCCTCCCGCCAGCGTTTCCGTCCGGTCGCGCTGGCTTCAGCCGGGCCTGCGGGCTCGGCTTTTCTTTTTTAAGACAACGACTCCAATGAGCGACTACGGAATTCTGGCAATCGCATCGGCTATGGAACGTTCTGCCGCGCTTCTCGAAG